TTATATAATGTCAACTTTGGTCTAGATGATTATACTAAGTTTATGGGAACTTCAACAAGTTTATTTAGTAACACAGCTAATGTGTATATGAAATTAATGGAAGATGCTACTAACTGGTTAACTGGTGATGAAGATGCTTATTACAAACGTAATGAAGGAGAATTTTGGTGGCAGAAAAAAGGTACTGCTAAATTATGGAAAGACTTATTTAAAACAGTAGGTTTTACAGGAACATCTGGAGATACCGAAAAATTATTAGAAGGAATGGAAAATCAACAAAAACTAAGATAAAATGGCAAAGACAGCAACAACAGCAATTAAAGCTTATAGAAAAAGTAAAGTGTCCCGTCCAGGGATTCATGCTAAGACTAAAACATCTAAGTCTAAGCATAGTAAAAACTATAAGAAAGCATATAAGAATCAAGGCCGGTAAAAAAAAAGGGAGACCCCTTAATTAAAAGAGATCTCCCATGTCTAGCTCAAAAATTTGAGTTAGCAGTTTTTTTGTTTCAGCTTCTACAGCTTCTTTTGGCCACTTGTCAAGTGAGTCATCATAATGTGCAGTGTCAAATCCAAACACCCAATATCCTTCAGGTGCATATTTTTTAAAGACCTGTGATCCTGAATCTATTTTATCTGCAAAAGTTAATCCATAATGGACATCAACTAGATGATTAATATCATCATAATCCATACCCCATAAAAAATGAGAAGGAGGAACAGCTACATAACCATTCCCCCATCCTATTTTTATAAGTTCAAGTTGTGCTTTAATAACAAACCATATCATTTATCAATCTTAATAAATTTACCTAAATCAGGTCTAAAGTATCCTGGACCTTTAAGAATTTTTCCATCATCTCTTAATATAGGCTTACCATCTTCACCAAGTTTACTCATATTACTTTGTTGTATTTCATTGAATACATCAAGAATAATATGCTGCATACCATGCTTTAAGATTGTTCCACAAAGAATATACAATTGGTCTCCTAAAGCATCAGCTACCTCTAATAAAGACTTAGCATGACAAGCTTCAAGATATTCATCATTTTCTTCTTTCATTAAACTGTGCCTTAGATCAAAATCTGCATGAGGTATTAATCTTGGCCATTTACCATTTTCTTGCCCAAAGGCTTCGTGGAATGCTTCCACTGCTTTTAATTGTCTTTCCATAGTGTAAAATTAAAAAAAAGGAGCACATTTCTGCACTCCTTTTCTGATAAATAAACGGTGTATAACCATTTAACTAAAAATCAAAATCATCATCTGAATTTGTAGTGCTCCCTTCATTGAAGTTTAGATCAAATGCATCAGCATCTTCAGCTTCAATAACACTTAGATTAGCATCTTGAGCAGGTTCTATAAGAGAGTTATCTACTCCATCATCATCTGCCCAAAGTGAAATCTCTTCTTGTTCAAATAGTTCATGCTCTTCTGGTGTTGGTTCCAAAGTTTGAAAATTATCAGTTACTATAGGAGCTTCAAAAGTGTTACCTGCAGGATCAGTATATTCTACAGCAGCATTATGAAAATCAATTGCTTCTAATGGAACTTCTTCAACTTCAATAACATCTTCAATCACTTCTTCAGACTGGTGCAGATCTACATCAAAATCAGATCCTGCTTGCACTACTTCAGTATCAGATAGTTCTGCTTCAGTATATCTAACATCTTCATCAATTTGATCTGCTTCTAAATCTGCAATCTGATTTAAGATATTAGTTTGATTAGGATCTACTTGTGGAACTGGTGCACTAACCAGAGCAAACTTATTCACTTCAGAAATAAAGTGATGTAGAATTCTTTGATCTTCCATCCAAGTCTTAGGATGAGAGTGCTGTAATGAAACCGTTACATAATTATAAAAAGCCCACAAACTATCTGCATTTGAAAACACATGAATAGGTCTATCCATTTGTTGTCTAACCATACTGGCTTGCTCTGTAGTAAGAATTTGATATTCTGCAAAAAGTATCCCAAGCATTTGAGCTTGCTTTCTCTTGTTCATATTAATTCCTTCCATGTGAGCTTTATCTGAAACAAGTTGATTATAATACATGTGAGCATTAATTACTTGATCATCAATTGTGTCTTGAGTTTCAGTATCTGCCGTTCCTGTGTGTTTTCTAGCCCAGCTACCAATATCTCCACAAACCATTACAGTTCCAGTTTTATTGACATAGGCACCTACACCACATTTAAATCTTACTTGTTTGTTATAACTGTTTGTCCATGCAAACATCATTGATAACTCAGGATCTGAATTGTAATTCAGTTTGTAAATTCCTTGAGCAATTAATCCATCAGCAGTACATCTGTACTCCTCATCTGTAATAATAAAACCTGCATTTTGCAATGCTGTTTTTGAATAATCAATCACAAACTGGTGAGAGATTACTGTATACGTTGTACCATGATTTGGTAGAGGCACACTTACCAAGTGCGCCATACTACATCCTTGTATCTTTTTTGGCATAATTTAAAATAAACTAAGTTGGTTTTTATCAGGCTCTAAACCTGCTATTTCTTTATAAATTTTTTCTAGATAGAATTCATAACTAATTCCATAATCATCAAAATCTTTTTCTTTGTAATCAATAAACACAGTCTGCATCCACTTTCCAGCTTCTACCTGTATTTCTCTTTCATCAAACAAATTAGTCTTGATAATTTTAGAACCACTTTTAGATATGTAATATCTAATTGTATGTTGTAAAGCATTTTTTACATATTCTTGATCCACAACATGGTGTTCTACAAACTTCCAGTCACCTTTTATTTTTACTCCACCACAATAGTCAAAGATATTTTTTTGCTGAGCAATAAAATCTCTAGGTTCTATCCCTTGGACAAAATATGCATGTAGTGCTTTAGGAATAATCAGAAAGCTTTTGTTCTTATGAAGAGCTAAGTTATCATACTCAAATCTACCTTTACATTTAGATTTACCATCTTCAGTAACAGCAATATAATTATTTACATCACCAATTACCATCTTTTGATAAGAATCATGCTCTAGTTCAAGTTTGGTCATCTCTTCCCATCTCTTGCAGATTTCAAGATATTTATCCTGGTACTCCCTAGGGATCATGGTTTCTAAACCATCAGTGTTTTGCATCAATGGAATAGCTCCAGGAATCTCTTCACAAATCATCTCATACAACATAGTAAGACTAAGCTGACCATTAATTGTAATTCTCATTGTGAATTCAGGATCATACAGGAAACAATTCTCATCATTACTTAACCCGTAGGTTGAGTTTAGAATAATCTTGTATACATAATTCTTAGGATCTTTCTTAGGAATCTTCTTTCTTTCTTCAAAGAACCATTCATACAGATTGCAAAAATCTTTCTTTGGTATATGAGCTGGAGACCATCCATTTCTAATAGCTAGATTAGGATAATAACTGACAACATCTGAGGTCATAATTATCATATCATCATTAGCTTTATAGACTCTGCTAGTTCTTGCACCATGAATACCACCAAGACCATAATCAGTCTTTACACCTTTATACTGTACAGAATACTTAAAACCACCTTTTGTTTGTCCGGGATAGATTACTATCTCATTGAACTTGTTTAATAAGTTCTGAAATGTGGCTGTCTTAAATTCAATATAAGGTAGGATGATATCTTTTACAACAATCTGACTTCTGTGGGTTCTCATCTTTCTAAGATCCCATTTTTTGATTCCTGTTTCTTTGCTCAAGAAGTGTAAAAACAATTCTTTAGATATCCGTGGTTCAGATGCAGAAAACAAATCAATGTTGTATTCTTCAGTTAAGTTTCTTCTCAATTCAATCTGCCCTTTACTCAAGAACATAATTGCTTTAGTTGACTTAACATCATTAATACAATATGTAATAATACTCTCAATCTGATCTGCATGGATATCACTACTGTGATGAATAGGCATGTCAATGATATTCTGCCAATCCATACTAAACTGAATCCACTTTAATGAACTTCTCTTAGCTGGATTATCCCAGTGATTAAGTTTGAATACATCTACCTGGCGGATTTGCATGTGTCTGGGACTAAACTCAGAGAATTCTCCTTCATTTTGTCTTTGAATAACACTCTGTGCCTTGTCATATACAAAATTAGCAATCACATCACCATCTAGCTGCATCAACTGTTCTTTATTCCGGAGAATATGTTCAGTAATCTGACTGTCAAAAGCAAGACCATTAAAACTTACATGCCATTCTTCATAAGCTATATTTCTTTCTAAGAAAGTAACTAGTTCTAGAATATCATTTCTAGATTCATGACAGACAAAGATCTCTCTGTCTTCAGATTTAATATCTTCAAATACTCCTATGAAACAATTACTAAGAGTTTCATAATCCATTACCCAATGTGTTCTCATAGGCTAGTTCAGTTAAGCTGTTCCCCCATTTAAGTTAATAAAAAAAAGAGGGCTACTATAGTTCACCCTCTTTCCCACTATTATTCAAATTTACTCTTCTACCGAGGCAGTTGTAAACTTTTTATAATCAAACTTTGGATTAACACTTACAAGTTTGATTAGTTCTTCAATTGCAGATTCATCTTCTATATAAAATTCTTGAAATACTTCAATTTTATGTCTCTCTTGCTTAATGCCTTTGGTACCAGATAGTGGTTGACCATATTCATCAAGCTTAGGAAGCATATGTAATGAAGTTTTTCTAATTTTTGAAATTACTACAAATACTTTTGTTGCAGGATCAAAAATAATTTCTACATAAGGACATGATTCTGTAACTGGAATCAATCTAAAAGTTTTCTTGTCTTGCCATGTGGCTTCAACAAGCATCATTGATTTATCATTCATTTGTTGGTTTTTTTAATTGTACAAATTTACTCTAGAATATTTGAATTTTGCAAATTTGGAACCACTATTACTAGTTTTTCTTTGTCCAAATCCGGTTTACTACAGAGTTCTCCTACAGATTTTAATAGTTCTACAGGAACATCTAGTAGTTCTGCATACCTAGCAAAAAACTTCTCAGGAAAGAGATAACTATATACATAGATATAATTACCTGTGCTCTCATCAAAAAATCCTATTATTTTGCGCTTTAAGTTTACACTAATCTGGCTATATTTCCCATTCACAAAATGGAACCAGTCTTCTCCTAAATCAGAAAAGTCAAAGGTTACAATGCATTTTTTCTCATTCACTTTGATATAATCAGATATCCTTGTATGTTTTAACAGAACTGTTTTTTCAAACTGTTCATAATCTGAATTGAGTGTGTCATATACACAAATCAATTTCATATCCTCGGGAGTGTAAGATTTATTCCATCCTAAATAAGTTTCAGATGGAACTATCTTTGTGCCCCTTTTGATGTCCAAGAGCGGATATAAAAATATCTTGGACTTTTGGAAATACTTCCTATAAAGCGCGTGTACATACATAATTTAAAGTTTTACATTACCAACTGCTAGGTCATATGGTAAGTCAAATCTTTTTTGTGAATAGTGCCATTTGGCAACTTTTATCACTTCTTTAAAATCAACTCTCCATTTGGCCATAGATTCGGCAGAAACTTGGAAAGGATAAACTAAACTGTATTTGTCAATTACAATAAAGGTTACTTGAGCTTGCCAAGCATCCGCATCTGGTTTATCTTTTAAAAACTTTTCTGTTGCAAGTATAAGATAGATTACTGCTTGTATCCAATACTTATAATACTCAACTGCATCAGGAAAATCTTGAATAGACTTACCGGTTGTTTTGAGGTCATTGATGAAAATCATCTTTGCCTCATTATCAACAACAACATTGTCAAGTACTCCGTGAAAACCAAAAGGTAATTTGTCATGGTCAACCTTAATATGCAACTCATTATAGGTTTCAATGTGTGTGTCTTCCTCAGCTTTGTCTAGAGCTAATAAAGATCTAACATCTCTATTAGTTTTGAGTATCTCAACCTGTGCTTTGCAGCCATCCAAAGTAGGTTGATCTACTACAGTTCTATCTAAACTTTTCTTAAGGAATTCAAAATACTCTTTTTGTTCTTCAGTTAGTATCTTGTCCAGTCTTTGTTGATCTGTTTTGAGATTCTGATAGAGATTTGCTGTAAGTAGTTGTGTGAGTATATCTGTTGAGTAGTCTTCCAAAAGTAATGTATTATTTCCAATTGACAAATGTATTTTGAATATATTATCAATTATTTTCCTAGGATTATCACTAGGAAGTTTGCCGGGTAGGCTTATAAACTTATCTTCATATGCATCAGGTTCAAATAAAAGACAGTGAAGTACACTACCTGCTACCAAGTGAGCATCCTTACTGTCTTCTCTCTGATTGAGCACATAATGATTATAGAACATACCGGGTGAATAAAGTAATTTATTCAACCCGCTATAACTAAAATAAAATTTGTTCTTATAGAACCTTTCTAGTTCATCAGAACCATTCAAAATCATTTCCGCCATTACTTTCTTCTATTTGATTGTTATTTGATTCTTCCTGTGCAGGTTCAGTGCACACATCTAGAGTTTCTTCAAGAGCAATTAACTCTGACTTGAGTTCTTTTCTCTCAATCCTAAGTAATGCAGTTTCTATGTCTTCATCTAATATTTCAATATCAGTAGAAATTTCTTCTACTGGAATAAAATCTGGGATGGTTTCATACACATAGTTAGTATTGAGAAGTTTTGCTGCTGTTTCATTAAGAGTAATACTTTTTACTTCAAAAAATTTATTACCTCCACGGTCTGCAATTTCTTGACCATAATACTTCATGATCACATTTACTTTCTCTAAATCAAAAACATCTTTTGCAATAAGAGATGTTACAATATCATCAATATCTGTACCCATGTAGCTTTTATTCTTGCCTAAGAAACTAATCAAAGATTTGAAATTAACATGGTTCTTAGTGTGACAATTGCTCATTTGATTTGCATAATTTTCAAACAACATCTCAATATAGAGTAAACTATCTATATAATTACAATTGGCCATAATCTCCATTGCAATAATATGATTATCCTGATCTGAGCTTTTAAACATATCACTGATCTGTAGGAACATAGTGTCATCTATAGTGGCTGCGTCATCACCATTAATATACTTGAGTAATTTACTTTCATCATAAAGATCTAGACTTAAAATACCGGGAAATAAATTTGTATGCTCTTGATCTACTGTATAATAAATATTAGAATTTCTCAATACTGAACCTTCAATTTTATCAAGGGCAGCTAAACTAGAATTTCTTAAAGTAGATGCTGAATCATACGCAACAATTACAATATCTTCAGTATAAAACTCTAAAGCTTGTCTAAAGTTTTCTCTGTAGTAATCATCCATTATATTTTCAGAATTATCAAGTATCTCTTTAAGAAGTCCAGTATCCATTGAATAATACCAATGGTTAGTTACTAACTTATCTACAGTATTTTTACCACAAAATACATGGGTTGCTTGATCAATATCTCTAATAGTTTTAACACCATATTGCAGAGATAAATCTTTTAATTTTACTCTTGGAATATTTACACCAGGAAGAAAATAAAGCTTGTCTCCTTTTGTTGGAGTATAATCTTTATTGTTAATTGGTAAAAAATTGGCTCTATTATCAGCACAATATAAAGGTTCAACCTTCATTATTAGCTCGTTATGTGTTGCTGTTACATCATAAATAAACAGATATGTTTTCATAGACATAAGGTTAAAAAGGGAGTTTTACCTCCCTTTAAGTTTGTTTTTAATTTATTAAAGTTTCCATAAAGGGGATAACCTTTTATGATTGTTTTATTTTACAGCCATCTTCACCACGTCTTGATTCATCATCAGTTGTGAGAATTTAACTTTGTTTCCATTTACAATCTCTTTGACCATGTAATATCTTAGGTCATCAGTGAATGCATCACAGTCTGTAGTAAGCTTAGCAATTCTATCAATCATTGGTTTAGCAACAGCTCCTTTGTCTGCAACTGTCAATGAATAATTAATAATTCTTGTTGCAATTACACTAGAAATATCCGCACGGAATTCATCATTTTTACCAACTGCATTTATTAAAGCATTCATTACATACTGCTCATCTTTGGTTAAGATATCTACAGGACTGATAATTTTATCAAGCTTATTGTTGATAAACATAGTAAACATTGAACTGAAATCTGTTCCTACAGATCCTTCTCCAATCATTTGAATCAAAGGTAGATCAGCCTCAAACTTTTCTATAGAACTAATTGCATTAAAGAATGTAGTAATAGATCTTGGATTAACTCTTTGAGTTACCAGTTCCGGATGCATTAACATAAAGTTGATACATCTACCATCTATCTTTGCTTTCTCTGCCCATTTAGCCCATACATCAGAATCATATTTTAATTCTACAGAGATAAATCTTGTCTTCTGAGCTACATCTAAGCTAGTTACATTATAGTCTCCATTGTCGGGGTTAGTAGTCAGAATAACATGCCAGTTCTTAGGTAGTTTCCAAGAAACATATTCTTGTCTATCTAAGATCTCCATAGTTGCTTGCATAAATCTTTGGTCAGCTCTAGTATAATCATCTAAGATTAAGAAACCACCTTCTCCTTTACCCTGAATCCATTCAGGAGCAGCATGTGACATTCTCTTTGCAACAACTTTGTACCCTTTTGCACTAGCTGCAGCTATCTGAGATTCATTAATCCATGTTGTTTTACCTTCAGCATTTTGTATCTGAAATTCTTTAACAGGAAAACCTACTAAGTCACCTAATTCTTCAAGCTGAGATAAATTCAACTTAACAACTTCCATATCCATTTCTTTACCCAACTGCATGATAGCTGAAGTCTTACCAAGACCTGCATCACCTTCAATATTAATTGCTACAGGAACTTTACCGTCCTTCTGAATGTGTTGGTTATTACCAACCATATGCTTAATAAAACTTTTTAACTCTTCTACATTTAATTGTACTTGATTCATACTTTTTGTTTTTATAGTTCTAATTTAATTACTTTTCCCGGAAGGGAGTCATTCATATTTGATTGCTCTGACAAAACCCAAAGAACATTTCCTTTTGGTTTTACACGTGTGTTACACTCTCCATCAGTAAAATATACTAAACTAGTATATTGTTTGATGTTGTCATTAAAATAATTTAGGACAGGATCAAATTCAGTCCCACCTCTTCCTATTACACTCATTTCAAATTTACCTTTGTAAGGTTCAATAGAATTGATTCTTGTATCACATTGCACAACAGTAATATCAACACCACATTTGTAAATATGATGCATTTCTGACATAAACTCTTTAAGCTCATTGTCACTTACAGATCCAGAAGTATCTATAGCAAGAAGCATATGCTGTCTCATCTTTACTTTAAGACCAGGATTAGCATCAAATCTGCGGTTTTCCTTTCTTCTAATCTTCTTGGTAAATACTTTGGTACTTACACCCGTAAATCTTCTAATAAAGCCTCTCCAGTCAAATTTAGGTGGTACAATTTGTTCTATTATAATAACACCTTCAATCTCACCTGGAACAGTACCTCTTTTCTTGATAGTTTGTTCTTTAGCATCACTTAATACTTTCTGCAATTGTCTTTCAATCAACTTTTGCTCAGCTTCAGTCATGTCTTCAAACTCATCCCATGTACTATGATCAGGAACATCACCTTCTTCAATAGAATCTAATAAATCATCCATTGATGGAGAACCACAGGTTCCTTTCTGTTTCTTTTCATCTTGAAGTTTCTTAAGCTTGTCATAGTAATATCTACAACCAGCTTTAAGATCAAGTTGTACATCATCATAATCTTCAATCATGATACCTCTAGAAGGAACTTTATCTGCAATAGCTTTTAATTCTTCCATAGGAGCATCTCTTTCTTTAGCTTCAGCTATCTCAATCTTTGCTTGTTCTTTGATATCATCAAATTCTTCTTTGGTATATTCACCACCAGGAAGCCAGTCTCTATCAATATACTGATTGATTTCCATATCCATTGCAACATTTGCAAGTCTTCTATCTGTGAACTTAAAGAACATAGTAAGATGACCAAATGCAATATGAAGCAATTCATGTTTCAATAAACCAAGTTTTTGGTTTTCAGTAAGACTTTCCCAAAATTCAGGATTGATAGCAAGTTGATAATTAATACCATTCTTACTTACACCTGCAGTGGGAACTCTTTTACTGTCCCATAACTTATTCAACATGATGAGAAAGAACCCGTAATAGGGCTCTTTCAGCATCAATTCTTTGCTTGTTTTACTTAAGCTTTGTACTTTATCCATTAGTCTTTAAGTTTAATTTCAATTTCAAATTTTTCTGTGGGATAACCCATTTGCCCTAAAAATCCTGTCATATCTCTGACAAAATATTCCATAAACAATTCAATGGATTCTTTAGTAGATCCAGCATTAGTCATAAGACCAAGACACGTAGCACTTGTTAAAGTGTTTGTAGCAATATGTTCTTTTATAAGACTATGAGCTGGTTTACAGTTTTTACTCCATTTGTCGGCACCAAGTTTAGAAAACTTGTATAATACCAATAATTCACCAAAATAGTTTGATAAATCAGCATTTTTCAATGCTTCAAAAGCTATAATATGGTTTTCCTCATCAGAGGATTGCAACATATTTAGCAAATTTCTAGTTTCTTCTTTGTTAAAAATCATAGTCCAGCTTTTTGTATAAAATGTTTTGTTACTTCAGGTATATGTTTCTTATAGTAAGGCTGTTCAGACTTACACCATTGTTTTACCTGGTCTTTTGTTTCAAATTTCTGAAACTGAAATGTTATTTCTAAATCATCTATAAAGTCTTGGACTGTCCATCCTTCCCATACATGTCTATTATTTTCCATTAGTCTTCAATTTTTAAGGTTTTAATCATCCACTCTGTAGGTTTATTTATATTGTCCACCCATTCTTTTGCACTTGGAATATATCCATTGCAGTCTTCCTTTACATGTTGTTCACCAACATATCTTGTATATACTGTTTTACCATCTGAATTTATAAATGAGTTACCAAATACTTTTTCACATTCAAATATACCTTCACTATGGTGTCTAAACATTCTATGCTTACTGTGTCCTATCCAAGCTTTGGTTTCATCAAACCAATCATGAATAGGTTGGTAATCAGATAACTGACCACCCCATTTTCTAACTGAGGATTTGCAATGTTGCATTGGATGTGCCATTAGTTTAAGCTTTTATTAATTAAATTACCATGATGAGTAAACTCTTCAGTATCAGTAGTATAAATATTATTATTAATTGTATAGTTACCAGAAGGAATACTAATAAGTACTGTTCCATAACCACCTTCATTGTTCCACCAATCTTCTATATTATCTAAGAGTTTTGAAGTAGCAAAGTCTGCTATATCTGAATAGAAAGATGTGCTAAGATCTGTTAAATTAAGAACATTTTCACTATAAGGATCTAAATCATCTAAATCTTCAAGACTTGTTACTTCTTGTGTTGTATATATAATTTCATCAATTGCACCTGAATCTCCTCCACCTGAGTAGATTACTTTAATTCCGGTTACACCAAGGTCAGCCAACTGTAATAGAAGGCCTGTCATATCATTTTCTGTCATAGTTATTTTGTTTTGTAAAATCTGCCAAGAATATTGGCATTTAAATAATTTTCTTTTTCAAGCACTTCATATTTAAACTGATGCTTTACTTCCTGATAAGTTAGTTCAGTTGCTGAATAACAAATCATTAAGATCTCTCTTTTAATTACAACACCTGCTTTGTGAGCTTCTTTTAGCTGTTGATTACTACTATAGTAATTCATAAAACTAGGTTTAAGATCTCTAGTATATTTCTTTAGTCTCTTATCAGTAACAAGAGCTAAAGCTTTTTTACCAAGTTTCCTCTTTACATTAGAAAAGAAATTCTTTTTGCCTATATAAGCATAAGTGTTTCCATTTAATATTACAGACATGTGATAAATAAATCCTACAGAGCCTTCTGGGATGCAAGATTCATCAAACTGCTTACTCTTATAGATCCAACTCATAATGCTTGTTTTAATAAAGGAAATAACTCAGCTCTAGTTTTCTCAATACCATGTTCTTGTAATGCATCTGCTACATCTTTACTAAGCATAAAGTCAATACATGTAAGACCATACTTTTTCTGATATCTTTTAGCACATTCTACACCAGGTTCATCATTATCAAATAGGACAAGTACCTTTTTATACTTTTTGAATGCATTTTGCATAAATGGTTCTGGAATCATGATGTTCTCACTATCTGGAGCCACAGCTTCAATGCCCTTCATGCCAAGCATGTTTATTGCTAAAAGATCCTTAAGTGAAGATACAATCAACAAATAAGACTTATCATACTTTAACTGTTCACTACCCTGGATATAATCTCTGACTTTTAAAAACTTGTTGTCTTTTGATTTAGGTTGATAGACTTTGTATAAAGTACCATCTTCTTTAAAATAACCATACAGATATCTAGTTTTTATTGTCAATGGATGTTCTCCATTTAAATCAGTCTCTCTTGTCAGAATATAGTGATCCAAAGGAATCACATTATACTTTTGCAATTGACCAGATGAAATTTTATAACCAGTCCAATACTTCTCATCAAAGTTAGTCCAGTGTCTCATTTCATAATCAGTAATTTGATACCTTCCTTGAGATCTAACAGTATAGTTTTGAACATACTTATTATTTGTCAAATATTCATTGTAGTCTTGAACTACTTTAAAAGATGCTGTACCTCTAGTAGCTAGATTAAATAAATCTTTGACTAAGTCTAGAGCATCACCGCCTCTTCCAGAAGAAAAATCTTTGTATCTATAGTTTGCTCTTGCATCAACATAAATACACATTGATGGAGTTTTATCTCTAGGATTGAATGCAGAGTTGATTTTTATATCTTGACCAGATAATTTCTCATCTAATTTTAAATAAAACTCAAATATCCATTCTCTAGGTACATCAACTACATCAGATACTATTGTTTTTGTTGAAATCATATCTTAATTTTTTAAAAAATAAAAAGGGGCCATCACTGACCCCTTCTATTAAACTAATAAAATATTAGTCATCTAGATTGAAATCAGAAGATGTTTTTGATGGAACTGAAAAGTCATTATCATCACCAAATGACTTAACTTCTTTTACTTCCATTTTCTTTAAGTGCTTAGACTCATCATACTTTAAAACTTTACCTCCCTCAATTTCACCGTAGGCATATTTATTACCTTCGCCTTTAGGAAGCCACATGTCATAATTAGTATAACCTGACTTGCTTTCATATTCTTTACCAGCAATACAAAATTCCATAAACTTATCTGTATATGGAGCATCTTTTGCAAATGCTTTGATAAAGTCTTCAATTGTGTCATGTTTGTCATCTTGAGCAACAAACCAGTCATTTACACCTAGACTTTTACACAAATTCTGTAAGAAGATCAATAAAGATCTATCTCTTTGAATTTTAACACCAGATTTAGTTTCACCATCTGCAAATGCATATTGACTAGCTTTTACTCTACCAATTTGACCTGCATAGTGACCTTTGCTTTCATCATCTTTATCAATCATAAACCCTTCAAATCCATCAATAGGTTGAGTCTCCACATGAAGAACTAAATGCTTAGCATTATCAATGAATTGATAATCCTCAAGTGTAATTTTATTAATTTTTAATACATGATTACCAGTTTGAATTGTTTTTGGTAATCCGGAGCCTCCTCCTGTAGATAAATCAGTTGTACTTAATGCCATTTTTTCTATTTTTTTAATTGTTATACATAAATTTTGTCCCAGTGAAATGTTAATTCACTTTTCTCATTCATTTCAGAAATTACTATTTCTTCATTTCTCAGATGCTCAGGTCTTGCACCACAAGTAACTTCATCATTAGTTTTAAAACTAAGTATGGTTTTGTTACCTTTTCTGTACATGTAGCCAATAGCATCTGCATTTGCACAAATTAGAGATTTAATTTTACCTGTCAAATCAATGTTTGCAGACATTACCATCTCACCTTTATCATCTACTACCTTGTCTTTAATGTGACCAGATAGAATAATATGGGGCGCTAAGGTATCAATAAAATCAATAACTTGGAAGAAAGCTTGACGAATATATAAATATCCAGCACCATTAGCTAGAGTAGTTACATTATCTCCATCAAAGTTTTTACCCATTGCAGTATTTCTATAAAGCTTTACAGCAAGAGGCATAATCATCTCTTCTAATGCAGTTACTGTGTCTACAGTAACATACTTGTAAGGTTTACCTGCTTCTTTAATGGCTTTGCCAGCTTCTTGAAGTTCAGAAAGACTACTAATAGTAATCTTTAGAGCTTCAACATACTCACAACCATTTTCTAAATCAAGAATTAAATTATTGTCAAGACCTGCATAAGCAGTTGTCTTTCCGGTTTTAGGCTTTGAATAAATCACAAGTCTCTTGGGATTCATTCTAGTAGCCTTTACTTTTGTTGTTGGCAATATTATACTCATAAGTCATTTTTTGCTTCTGTTATCAAATCATTCAACCATTGCTTATCACTTATAGGTCTCACTAGCATAATTGCAGCAAAATCTTTAAGAGAAATGTTAGCTAAGGTAGAATGTACTTCCGGAACTGATTCCACTTTTGGTGCATCAAGCTCTCCTAGAGATAGATCATCTTTCAGATACTCACCTTCAAAGTCTGGAAATAAAGACAATGACTTTTGTAGTCTTGGAAGTTCATCCGCTACAGCCTTCAATTGTACTTCATTCTTTCTTTTTTCATAGAGAGCATATGTAATCTCAGATCCATCTTTCAGAACAGCAATTAATTCTGATACAGGCACTGTATAAGTATGATATGTTTCACCCTTAAAGTTTACATTTTCTTTTAACTCATACTCTTCAGCAAAATAGCTGTTGTGCTTGTATTTAAATAATTGTCTGTCATCATACATAGGGACAACATCTATTTCAGTTCCATTACCATCTTTGATGTTTTCATAGAACTCAATAAAGATATCATCTTCTC